TCAACCTGTAATTATGTGAACCTGCGAGGAGGTGAAAATAAATGTCGAGGCAGGCAACAAAGGCGGTAGGCAATCGGTACTACGAGGCACGAATGAGGGCGGCAAAGTACAACGAGAAGCTCTTGACAAGAGCCGGGGCCATAGATTACCTCCCCGGCGTGACGGAGGACAGCCTCAAGAAATACGAGCTGGACATTACGAGGCCGCCGAACATAGTCGTAGCGCTAATGGCGGACGCATACAACGAGCCGGAGCTGCGAGCGTGGTACTGCGTGAATGAGTGTCCGCTGGGAAAGGACTGCCGGGAGATACCCGAAATGCCAGCGGAAAGGGCATTGATACGGCTGCAAAATTCAGTTTACGAAATGGAGCAGCTTACACGCCAGCTATCCCTCCTCATGGAGGACGACAGGGTAGAGGAGGGCGAGCAGACACTCATACCACAGCTACGGGACAGGCTTTTGGAGTTCCGCCGGAGGGCGGACGAAAATCTCGCCGTATTGGAAAGGGCGGCGAAGCTCGGAAAATTCACATAAAGGAGGTGCGAAATGGTTGGGGCGAATGTTGTCAGAGATTTTACAATCGGCAATACCCGGATAAAGATAGCTGACAACTACTGCAGGAAAACCGCCAGCGAGGTAGATCAGCTATTGAAACGGATTGCAGCGCAGGCACAGAGGCAATTCAGCGCAGCCGCCACAGCCGGAAATTATGGACAGCAGGAAGATACGGACATATCCGCCGATAATCGTTAGTTTGCTGGTGTCGCTGGTTTTATCAGTGGCGGCGTTTAACACGATCAGCAGCCGGGCGGACAGCGAAGCGGAGGTAAGCGAAAGCTCCGCAAGGGGAACGCCGCCGGAGGTACTGGCAGTTTCCACGCCAGCCACAGCCGGGACGCTCACCATGACGGAGGCAGAGCCGGAACCTACGCAGGCCAGCATGATAGGGAGCCGGGATTGGGACGCAGAGGACAGCGAAATCCTACTCAAGATTGCTATGGCGGAGGCCGAGGGCGAAAGCGTGGAGGGAAAGGCGTTGGTAATGCTGGTAGTCCTAAACCGGGTATGGAGCGAGGATTTACCCGGAACGATTGAGGACGTGGTATTTCAGCCGAGGCAGTTCTCCCCGGTCCGGGAGGGCGGCAGGTATTACACGACGGAGCCGAACAGGGAATGTTATGAGGCGTTGGAGCTGGTTATGCAGGGCTGGGATGAAAGTGGAGGAGCGTTATACTTCGAGAGCTGCGATAAGGACAGTTGGCACAGCGAAAACCTTGAGTTCCTTTACCAGTACGGCAACCACAAATTTTACAGATAGGAGGCAGAGGGCATGACGAGGACACAGGCACGGCGCAGGAGAAAGCGCAGGCAGAAATTACGGCAGATAGGCGCATGGACGCTGTTGCTGATAGCGGAGCTTTTCGCAGCAGCGGTACCGTCGGCACTGGCGGCGGCAGTTCTTTTACCGTTCGCCCGGTGGGAGAGAGGGTATGCGGCTATGGGGAGCGAATGGCTTGTAATTGCCGTAGTTTTCTGTACCGCATACTGCGTAATCCACAGACGGGTATGCAACAAAATTTACAAGGAGGGATAGTCCAATGGCATATTATACTGTTTGCCCGAATTGCGGGTGCAACCTTGACCCCGGAGAAACCTGCGACTGCAAAAGAGAACAGCAGCCGGAGCAGGGCGAAAAGGAAACGGTTGAGAGAGGCGGTGAAGTCTTTGGGGGACGCTTTAAGAGAGCAGGCAGAGCGGTATCTCTGTACGGAGATAGAGCCGTCAGAGTGGGATAAGGCGAAAGCCTATGCAGAGCAGAAGCTCAAGGGGATTATCGAGCGTGAGGGCGACGGGGACGGAGCGAGGCGGCAGCCGTGGTATTTGGCGCAGCTTATCGCCGAAGCCGTCCGGGGCAGCCGATTTTCAAAATTCACGCTTGACCTCATGGAGATATTCAACAGCACAGACGACATGGGGGTAAAAAAAGGACAGCCCGTGTCCTAAAACACGAGCCGCCCATCACCGTACCCCTATTGTAGCACAGGGATTTAGAAAATGCAATAGGAGGATTGAAATGGCACAGCAGGACTTAACGCCAGCCGCAGCAGGCGGCAAGAACACATTACAGATCACGACGCAGTACCCGGCGGACAGGTTTAATCTCCTCGTACCCATGCAGACGGTAGCGGAGATTGCGGAAATCCACAAGCCCGTGATGAATGTCGTGAAGATTTCCACAAATTTAGCTGATAAAGAGATTTACCTGCAGGACAAGAGCAAAAAGGACGCTGACGGCTGGGCGCTCACGAAAAAGGGCCTCAACAAGCTCATGCGGGCGGCAGGCATTAAAATTTTGGGAACACGCCCGATTATCCCGTCTACCTGTCAGAAATGCGCAGAGGTCAACAAGAGCATTGGCCGCCCGGTGAACTGCGGAGCCTGCGGAAACAAAGACGTGAAATTTGAGGCGAGGATTTCCGTCCCCCAGCTTACCGGGGAAAATATTGAGATCGTGGCGCACAAGGAAATTATCGTTGAGGACGCAGCGGCAGGAATGGGAGATAACCAGCGCAGAGAGTTTTTGAAGTTCCGCTCGGAAATGTGCGAAACGAAAGCGATCAACCGGGCATTACGGGCAGCCATGCACATAAAGGGGACTTACTCGCCGCAGGAGCTTCAAAAGCCGTTCGTCGTCGCCTACCTCGTACCGAACCTTGATAACGAGGCGGTCAAGCAGGAGGCGGTGAGGCACTTCTTTTCCACGGCGCAGGAGCTTTACGGGGGACACAACCCGGACGCACGGAAAGCCATATTCATTGAGGACGACGTGGAGGAGGGCATGGAGTACGAAACGCCCGGCCAGCCGATTGCGGAGCCGGAGAGCGCAGCATACCGGGAAGCCCCGGCAGAACCGCCGAGGGAGGCGCAGGAGCGGCAGCAGAGAGCGGCAGAAACAGCCCCGGACTATGACCCGACGATTTGTGCCGATTGCGGCGCAAAGTGCAGCAACGGCGTAGTGAAATACAGCCAGCAGACCTACGGAATGACGCTCTGTATGGCTTGTCAGAGAAAGAGAGGTAATCAGTAATGGCGATCAGAGTTTTACATACAGGGGATTTACACATTGGCAATTTCCCCGGCCCGGAGCAGAACGGGGAGAATTTGAGATATAAGGACATTTGCAAGTGCCTTGACGCACTGGTGGCAGGAGCGAGGGAAAGCAGGCCGGATATTGCGGTAATCGCCGGGGACATTTTTCATCAGGCGAGGGTATGGAGTGACAGAGGCCTCAAGGAGCAGCAGACGGCGGTGAAGTTCCTGCGTGAGCTGTCGGAGGTATGCCCGGTAGTGGTTATGAGGGGAACGCCGAACCACGACAGCGAGGAGCAGTTCAAGACGCTGGAAAGCACGTTCGAGAGCGACGACAGCGTACATATCGTCACGGAGCCGGGCGCAGGCGCATACCACAGCTATGACGGTAAGGTAATTCAGATCGCCTGCCTGCCGGGATTTGACCGGGGGTATTTCAGAGCGAAGCACCCCGGCCTCTCGAAAGAGGAGGAAAACGAGATTTTCACGAAGTCCATTGAGGACATGATTATCGGCCTCAAGGCGCAGTGCGGCGCAGGCAGCCCGACGGTGCTGGTATCGCATTACACCATTACGGGCTGCAACATGGAGAGCGGACAGACGGCCTTTTTCAGTCAGTTTGAGCCTGTTGTCTATCCCTCCACGCTGGCGGCGGCAGACTTCGACCTCGTTTGCTTCGGCCATATTCACCGCCCCCAGCAGCTTGAGGGAAGCCGGAACACGTTCTACTGCGGAGCAATATCGGCGCTCAACTTCAACGACGAGGGGCAGGAGAGAGGCTATTGGCTGCATGAGATTGTTGACGAGCCTGCCAGCGTTCCCGGAGCAGAGTCGTCCGGCCCGTCGGTATTCAGCACGTTCCAGCCGCTTCCGACACGGGAATACCTCACTATCCGGCTGAAAGACGACGACGTGAGGGAGATCAACGAGAACGGCCCGGACTGGCTGAACGCCGCCCCGGTATTTGATTACGCAGACGAGGCAAAGGACAAGGTGGTACGGGTACTTTACGACTGTACTGACGAGCATAACAAGGCATTTAACCATACCACGCTGACAAACTGGCTTTATGAAGTCGCCGGGGCATTTTGGGTACAGGAGGTTACGCCGCAGAAGATCACCATAACCGTAGACCGCCGGAGCATGGACGCAGACAGCACCCCGGAGGGGAACCTCACAGACTATCTTGCGGAGAGGGATTTTACCCCGGAGCGTATTGGGGAGATTATCGAGCTTGCAAGGCCGATTATCGCAGAGGCGACGGAAAAGGCGACCACGGAGCGGCATACGGGGCTGTTTGTCCCGGTAGAGATTGAGGTCAAGAACTACCGCAACTACCGGGAGGAAACTTTCTCTTTTGAGGATATCCAGTTTTGCACGATCAACGGCAGCAACGGCGTAGGAAAGAGCAGCCTGTTTATGGACGCTATGGCGGACGCACTTTTCGAGGAAACCCGTGAGGGAGAGCTGACGGGCTGGATTTGCAACGACCCGGACGCACGGAGCGGCGCAATCAAATTTACGTTCAAGCTGGGCGACCGCCTCTACCGTGTAACCCGTACCCGGCAGAAAAGCGGCAAGGCGACGCTCAATATTGCGGAGTTTATCGAGGGCGAATGGGTAGACCGCAGCAAGGAAAAGTTCAAGGACACCCAGCAGGAGATCATCAACATCATTGGCATGGACAGCCTAACGCTGAAAGCCTGCGCCCTTATCATGCAAGACCAGTACGGCCTCTTTTTACAGGCAGACAAAGAGGCCCGCATGAATATCCTCGGCAGCATTTTGGGGCTGGGAATTTATGCAGGCATGGAAACGCTGGCGGCGGAAAAGGCCACGGACACAAACCGCACTATCCGCACCCTGGCAGACAAGGTGGAAACCATTACCGCCGGATTGCCGGATAAGGGAGAGCTGGCGGTGCAGATCGAAGCAACGGAGGAGCGCAGGAAAAGGCTTGAGGAGCAGGCACAGGAAAAGGCGGCAGAGGTGGACGGCCTCAAGGTCAAGCTGAACACGCAGATCGAGGCGGCAGGACGGGTAATCAAGCTCAACAGCAAGATTACCACGCTCACGGCACAGAAAGCCACCAAAGAGGCCACAAAGACCTCACAGGTAGGCATTATCACGGCAGCCGACACAATCCTCGCAGGAGAGGCGGAGATCACCGCAGGCGTGGAAAAGCTCAATACCCTTTTGGAGCAGGAGAAAGAGCTGATTAAGGGCAAGGCCACCTATGACAACCTTGCCGCCCGGAAAAAGCAAATTGAGGGAGCGATCACGCTGGCGGAAACCTCGGCAAAGGAAATGAGGGAGAAGAAAGCCGCCCTTACACTGATGAAGATTGGCCCGTTACAGCAGGCCCTCTCCCGTGAGGAGGAGCTGGCCGGGAAACACGCAGAGTACGAAAAGACGGCCAGCCGGATTGCGGAACTGGAAGCCCTTGCCCCGGACTATGAGGCAAAGAAAGCGGCAGTACAGACGGCGCAGGCGGAGGTAGACCGCCTTGACCGGGAATATAGGACGGCACATGACCGCCTCACGCTCCGGCTCGACACCTTGCGGAAAAAGGTGGAGCTTTTGAATGACAGCGGCTGCCCGGACGTGGAAAAGGCAAGCTGTAAATTCCTCGCAGACGCTTTAGAGGCGAAAAAGCAGCTCCCGGCGGCAGGCGCAGCGGTAGCAGACCTCGAAAACGAGTACGCAGATAACCGTCTGAAAGCGTCAGAAGCCCTCACGCTGGCGCAAAAGGCATTAGGCGACAGTTTGTACCACCCGGAGGAAATCGACGCTCTCCGTGGCGTTCAGCGTGGTCTTGAGGCGGCGGAAAGGGAATATAACAGCCTCGAAGCACAGAGGAATGAGCTGAAACTGCTTACCGAGAGGGCGGAGGAGCTTGAGAAAGCCGTCACGGACGCAGAGGCGACCGCCGAAAAGGGCAAGGCAGAGCTGGCGGAGGTTACGGCACAGCTTACCAAAGTGGCGCAGGCCAGCGCAGATTATGACCGCCTGCAGGCAGAGATCGCAGTCGCCCGGCAGTGGACGGAGAAAGAAAAGCAGCTCCCGGTAGCACGGGAAAAGAAAGCAGCAGCGGCGCAGCGTGTCCTTGAGCTTGATACAGAGCTGGAAACCATTGAGGCGGAGATCGCCGAGGCACGGGAGGAGCTGGCGCAGGAGCAGAGCAAGACCGTCGGCAAAGAGGTATTGCAGGCGCAGGTGGACGGCGCAGAGGAAATGATTAAGACTTTGCAGGAACACGCCCGGAGTGCAGACGTGACGCTGGGAGGCCTCAAGAAACAGTTGGAGCAGGCAGAAAAGAGGCTGGCGGAGGCGGCGGAGCTTCAGAAGCAGATGAACGAGCTGGGAGGCAAGGCTGCCGGGTACGAGGAGCTGAAAAAGGCATTTTCGCAGGACGGCATACCGCATAACATTATCCGCAGCATTATCCCGATCTTTGAGGCGACGGCGACCAATATTCTCGGTCAAATGTCGCAGGGGCATATGAGCGTGGAGTTTGTGACGGAAAAGATACTGAAATCCAACAGCAAGAAAGAGGTCACGACCCTTGACATCATCATCAACGACAGCGACACCGGGCGGCTCCCGTACATGAGCCGGAGCGGAGGCGAACGGGTAAAGGCGGCTCTCTCTGTAATCCTTGCCCTCTCGGAGATCAAGAGCAGCAAGGCAGGCGTACAGCTCGGATTTCTGTTTATCGACGAACCGCCTTTCCTTGACGCACCGGGAGTACAGGCATACTGCGACGCACTTGAGGCTATCCAGCAGCGGTATGGCAATCTCAAGGTAATGGCGATCACCCATGACCCGGCCATGAAGTCGAGATTTCCGCAGAGCGTTGACGTGGTAAAGACGGCAGAGGGCAGCAAGGTTATTTATGAATGATAAACGTGGCTATCCGGGGATTTCCGCCCCGGATATGCCCGAAAAAGGGAGGTGTAGTCGTTGGGACGACCGAGAAAGCAGACAGTAGATTATTTTCCGCATTTTGTCAGCACGGACAGCCGTACAAAATTCATACTTGAACAGAGCTGGGGGAACGACGGGTATGCCTTTTGGTTTAAACTGCTGGAACTGCTCGGACGGAGCGAGGGACACTACTACGATTGTTCGGCGGCGGCAAACGAGAAGTACCTCGTCGCCTTGATGAAACTGGATAAAGACAAGATCAGCGAAATACTGGAGGTGCTGGCAGACCTCGGAAATATCGACAAGGAACTTTGGGAAGAACGCAAGGTCATTTGGTGTCAGAGCCTCGTGGATAATTTGCAGGACGTATATTCAAAGCGGACGGTATCAGCACCCAAAAGGCCATTCACGGAGCCGACGGAGGAGGAAAACCCTGCTCCTCCGCCCCCGGAAAAGGAAAAGCCGCCGGAGGAAAAACCGAAGAAACGGGGCAGGCCGCCGGGAGCAGGGGCGAAACCGAAAAAGTCCGGGCCGCTGTCGAAAGAGCAGCAGGCACTATTTGAAAGATTTTATGCGGCGTACCCCAAAAAGATAGACCGGGCCACGGCAGAGAGGGCATGGGCGAAGATTGACCCTGCGCCGGACGAGGCCATGACATTAAAGATCATACAGGCAGTGGAGGCCTCGAAAAAGTATGACAGCCGCTTCCGGGAGAGGCAGTATATACCGAACCCGGCGAGCTGGCTCAACGCTAAAGGCTATCTGAATGAGTGGACGCAGGAGGGAGGCAATAACTATGGCGGATTTAACCCTGATAAGGGACGTGATGAACAGCCCCCGGCAGGAAACCCCGGAGGCTTCAAGCCGTCGGGAGGCTTCAAGGGAAACTGACAATATCGTTACCACGGCGCAGGCACGGGAGAGAGGAATACGGTGGGAGAAAGAACCGCCGGAATGGGGTAAATGCGAGTTTTGCGGAAAAGAGCTTGAGGCAGAGGGGATTATACTCGGCGGCAAGATTTTCATGTGGAAACCGATAGCGCCCCGGTGCAAGTGCGAACAGGCGCAGACATATTGGGCGGATTATGACAGGAAAGAGGCAGAGCGCAAGGTTGCTGAGGAGGAGGCAGAACGCCGGAGGGCCATGCAGGAGAAAATCAGCAGGCTCCTTGGACATAGCGGCATAAAAAAGCGTTTCCAGCAGCGGACATTCCCGAACTTCCGTTGCGACACCGCCGGGCGCAAGGCGAATTACACCATAGCCAAAAACTATGCGGATAACTTCGCATACCACAAGGCAAAGGGGGACGGCCTCTACATAGAGGGGACGAACGGGACAGGAAAGACGCACCTTGCGGCGGCGATTGCCCTGCAGCTTATCGGAGAGGGAATACCCGTAATCTGTAAGACCTCAAGCGACCTTTTGCAGGACATTAAGCGGTCATTCAGCTACGAGGGAGCGAAAGAGCATGAGGTACTGGATATTTACAAAAGGGTAGACCTACTGATTATCGACGACCTCGGAAAAGAGCAGTGCAGCGATTGGAGCATGAGTACCCTCTACGCCATTATGAATGACCGCTACGAGGATATGAAGCCGACCATTGTAACCACCAACTACAACGCCGAGGATTTGGCTGACGCACTTACCCCGAAAGGGTAC